ACATGGTAACTGTGCTTACAACTTCTCAAGAATAGAGATAACTGTGGGCATCCTTGCCCCTGTTTCTCTTAGAGAGTGTGTAACTACACCTAACTTTTTCTAGCCATGCGATTACCACGCATGCAAACCACCATTTTGGCCCTTTGAGGCCTATAACAATGGAAACCGAGTTAACGGTCAATAAACCGGTATATCTTCGTAGAGCATTCATTCATTTGAACAAACGAAGTCTACTGTGGGAGAGCATTTTATGCTCATGGAAGTCCCAGATTTTCTTCCAATTTTAAGAATCTCGCTTCACGCGAGTGTCAATTTATTTGACGGTCCAAGACCATCTAAGAATCTCGTCGCATTATGCGAGAGTACGGACTCATCCGTAGTAAATGAGTTGCCTTGTAAAGAACACGTCAATACTGAATTACGATTGCGCCATGAGCGCATCATGTGTACGATAACACAAGATCTAAGCTGTAATTAACAGCGCCTCCTCCAAGTCTAGAGGAGGGCCTAACAGCAACCGTGCTATAATTGAAGCAGTGTACCAACTACCAGGGCAGCTGTGGATTAGCCACCAATTTAAGAAGGTAGGGAGCATTAGGTACCACTTTTCCAGTCGTCAGAACGTTATTTCTTTCGATGGAACTGTGAGGACCACGTTCAAACGAGACTCAACGGTTATACGTAATTGCCAACTGTCACTCACATCGTAAGTGAGAGAGATGGTATGATTTTACGTCACTAATGATTATAAGCTCGTGTTATGTAGACTGCATTTACACGAGACATCGGAGCAAATTCCATTTCAACCCTCATTGGGGGGGAAATTATGCCCGTTGTGTCGCCCACATTCACCAAAGTCAACACAAAATCTTTTGAGTTGACTTGGTGGTTGTGGGTTCATCTGAATTGCTCCGTCTCGGTAAGACCCAGATGGACCATTGCAGACGAACCTGCACCGCCAAGTCGGCACCGCAAATTGCGGAACTTTCAGCACGCGATCTGTCCAAACAGATCAATCGCGAAAAATTTCTCAAGCGTTTTTACGCAAAGGCCAAGGCCAAGGGAAAGCGATTACCGTGCATCAACTTCAAGCCTCACGCAGATGATGAATCTGTTGCGTCCGAAACTTCGGATGTGACAGCTGATTCTGCCAATTCACCAGAAAGCTGGATGTCTTACGTCGGGAATTTATTCCGCGAAGCAGCTGATCTGGAGGATACTTTTGGCTGGCACGACATGATGAGTCCTCTCGAGGACGTCGTGCTACTCTTCGGAAACCTCATGGGATGTGACAATCCCGTCTCCGCCTCCTGCGCTGTGATGACCTTCATTAAAGCGCGCTCAGGAGTAGTGTTGAGCGAGGAGATCTATAAATGTGTCTCCCCATTGTTTTCTGACGATGATAATTCCGTCAAACCCCAGTCAGGTGAGTCTTCTTCCCAAGAGGAAAAGACAAAAACCGTGGTCTCTACTGGTCAAAAGTGGACCCAAGCCCTCAAGGGGCTTCGCGGAAACTGGAGCGATCTTAAAAACTCGTCTCTGTTCTCTCACGTGTCCAATCTTTTAGGACTCGTGTGTTTAGTCGGTATCTGCGACGCCTCCAATCTCACATTTAAGTTTTCCACATTTGACGTGGTGCGTCCGAGATTGTTCAAGGAACATAGTTGTTGCTGGGACATTCTGGATGCTATTTTGAACTCCTTTGTTTATTTCGCAGAGAATTTAACAGCCTGCGTTAAGGAACGTTCTATTAAGCCACTGATCTTTGGATCGGCATCTAACGATGACCTGATCAAGGATTACAATGATGTACAATTGTGGTGGTCACTCTTGCGCAATGGCAATCTTGATCGCGTGAAAGGTATTTCCGAATCGCATTTCAAAGCCAAGTTGCATGAAGTTTCATCTCGATTAGTCGTAGCCTCGAAAGAGCTTAGAGGTTTTGAGAAGCGTGTTATTGATGACAAGCTTCTCGACCTCCTACACATCGAGAATGAATACGCCGTCCACAAGATGGGATCCGGCATTCGTGCCGCCCCATTCGTATTCGAGATTTTCGGGCCAAGTAACCAGGGCAAAAGCACAATAGGCGCGACCATTCTTGACGCGTGCCTCAAAGCTGCTGGATTGCCCATGGGCGATCAATATCGTCAGACCATTAATGGGTGCAAGAAGTTCCTCGACGGAATGAAATCACACAAAAATGCTGTCATGTTTGACGATTGGGGCAACACGAAGGCCGAATTCGTGGAGAACCCGCCAACCGAAACACTTAAGGACATGGACAATAACGTCCCGTTCGTTGCGAATATGGCGGATCTTCGGGAGAAAGGCAAAATCTTCGTTGAGCCGGAGCTTGTTGGTATCACAACCAACGTGAAGCACTTAGATGCTCACAAATACTCCAATTGTCCCTACTCGATCCAGCGTCGAGCCCGATATGTCATCACTGTAGAATGCAGACCTGAATTTCAGAGAAGCAGTGCAGATGGCACCCTTTGCGGTTTGAGTTCGCAAGTCGTTTCCCAATGGTATGCCGACCATGGTTACGATGAACCCCCCGCTATCGAGGATTTGTGGGTCATCAATGTGGAAGAAGCGGTGGATCCTGGGTCTGAAAACCTAGCGAACCTCGCCACTTACTCCCCCATCTATGACAACGGTGAGCCCCTTATGGGCATCACACTTCCTCGCCTCATCGCTTTCCTCGTGCCCAAGTTTCTCGAACATCGGGAACTGCAGAGGAAACTCGTTGCCATGAATCAAAACCGCTCCAAGACTATTAAAGTCTGCGGCGTCGATGGATGCAAAAACATCTGCGGCGCCTGCATGGAGCACGGTGAGATTCCAACCACCACATGCCAGGTGAAAACCCAGTATGAGCCTCCCGAACCACGCAATAAATCGCGTGCGATTCGAATGCCCAGGCTACTTGGTGATAGCAACGGTGATGAACCACCCGGCTGGCAGCCGGGGCGTCCAAAGTCTAAGAACGACAAACCCAAAGGAGATTACAAATCCAAAGGTAAGAAGTTCACCCCTCATCTCGGTGAGAGGACTAAGGCCGCCATCACAAAAATCTCGCCCGGCGTAAATGCCAAGCTCGCCACAGATTCTAGTGCCTTAACCTCCGGTGTAGACCTCGCAGTTTCGACTGCTTTGTTGATAGGAGGCGCCTATTTCTGTAAACATTGGTCATGGACCATGGTCTTTCCCACTACGTGGTATCAGAAGGACTGGTTCATTTCTATGTTCATGGCGACCCAAGCCGAGCAGGCTAAGCGCGTACACCGTTATGGTATCGCCTTGGCCACCCTTTGTTTGTTCCTGTGTAGCATGTTTTGGTACCGGTGGAAGAGCATCATATTGATTCACGTTGTATTGTATAGTATTTTCGTTTCATATCTGAATTCAATGGTTCGCGCATATTTCCTTTATAGGTTGCGCAAATCTGATTGCTTACCCGCCTGCATCAAGGCATATCGAGACACACACTTCGCGCAGTTTGCCCGTATTTTCGGAGGTGCTGCAGCTGTGTATGGTCTCACACGCCTCATACTTGCTTTCCGCAAGAACAAACCCCAGAGTTTCATGTCTCCCTCCACCGAAGAAGTTAAGGAGCGAGATGGCACACGAAATGTCTGGGCCGCCGTACACCGCAATGAAGTGGTGTATAAGAGCGAAGTGTCACACACCGTGACATCAGAATCCATGATGGGTATCCTGTCTAAGAATCTGATGCACGCGTCTATGGCAGCGCCCAATGGCAAAACCTATATGTCGAACACTCTTTTTATGAGCACAGGGATTTTTGTTCTTCCCATGCACTATTTCGAGCATAGCGACAGTTTTGTCATCACGTTCTTGAAGCACTCACCTGAAAAGGTAGGTAATTCTTTTTCGTGCCCGGTGCACAAAAACGACGTGGTTAAAATCCCGGACACCGATTTGTGTCTTGGATATTGCCCCGCTGGAGGATCATTTCGGGATCTCTCCAAACACTTGCCCGTTCAGCATCTCAGCTGCTCTGGGCCCTTGAAGGCTCTCTGGCGAACATCAGAAGGACTCCCCACACCATTTGTGGGCTCCTATACATCTGGTAAAGCCACCAACCACGCCAAACACGATGGTAAGGAGATAGCTGGATTTCACGGTGGAGTTTACACCGCACTAACCCCCAACACTTTTGAGGGTATGTGTGGTGCTCCCGTGGTCTCCAATGGCTCCAACGTCGTCTTGCTCGGATTTCATCTGGGCGGTGTGGCTGGCTCACCTCAAGGCTGCTTCGGTACTATTACTCTTTCCGAGTACACGAAGGCATTGGAGGAAGTGACTAAGCCCCTAACACGGGTAAAGTTGTCCTCCCAGGCCGGGTTGAGCAAGGAAATTCTGGGAAAATCATACATCCTAGATCAACCGACAAAAGCCAAGAGTCCTGTGAACTTTCTTCCCGAAAAATCCCAGTTGAAATATCTGGGTCCTTGCATAGGTTCAACAACTACCAAGAATTTGGTTGTGGACCACGTGATTAGTCCTTCGATTGCATTGGAATGCGGTAAACCCAACAAGTATATGGGACCGAAGATCACCCCTCAGTGGGAACCTTGGCAGAAATGCCTTTCCAATGTGGCCTTACCCGCCACCCCCTTCTCCGACAGTTTGTTGGAAAGGTGCGCACAGGACTACGTCGCGCCGCTCTGCGAGGTAGCGAAAGACCCATTCTGGTCATCAAGCACTCCCCTCTCTGAAAAAGAGAATATCAATGGTATCCCAGGAGTCAAATTTATTGATGCCATGAAACTGAGTACTTCAGTTGGGTTTCCGCTCACCGGGAAGAAGAGCCAATTCATCGAGAATCTCGATGAAATCGGTGAACGTCGATTCACCGAAACCTTCCGGGAACACTTGGAAGCATGCGAAAAGGACCTTCGCGAAGGCGTCCGTCTAAACTTGCCCGCAAAGGCTTGTATCAAGATGGAAGTCCTAAGCAAGCCCAAAGCTCGCATCTTCTACAGTTGTCCCACCACTCTCGTGGCTCTCACGCGCAAGTACTTCTTGCCCGTCGCCCGGCTCATGCAAATGCATCCAGCTCTCTCTGAATGTGCTGTAGGCTTAAACGCTCACAGCAAGGAATGGGAAGAACTTATGGTGCACGCATTAGCGAAGGGCATCGAGCGCATCTTGGCTGGAGACTACTCCAACTACGATCAGAAGCTGCCTCTGCAGCTTATCATCGCCGCCATGATGTGCATGATTGAGATTGCCAGCCACATGACTTACACCGCCGACGATCTCGCAGTAATGCGAGGTTTGGTGTCCGAGTTGGCCATGCCACTCGTAGCATTTAACGGCGATCTCGTAGAGTTCATGAGTGGTGGGTGGATTTCCGGCACCGCCATCACAGTCCATGTCAATGGCATTTGTGGTGCTCTCAACCAACGGTATGTGTTCTTTTCGACGTACCCGGAAGCTAAGTCTTTCCGGGATCACGTTGTCTTGCTCACATATGGGGATGACAACATTGGATCGGTAGATGCGGAACACACAAAGTTCAACATCAAAACCATGTCCACCGTCCTCGCCGAATACGGTCAGAAGTACACCATGCCTGACAAGGAAAGTGCCATCACCGAGTTCTTGCCACTCGAGGATGTAGAATTCCTTAAGCGGAAATCAGTTTTTATCCCTGAAATTAACGCGCAAGTTGGAGCATTAGTTGAAGATTCTATCTTCAAATCTCTGCACTGCCGCGTCAAGGACAAGAGCTCTCCGCTTGGCAACGATGAAGCAGCAGCAATCAACATTGATGGAGCTCTCCGTGAATTTTTCAATCACGGTAGAGACGTGTATGAAACACGTCGCTCTCAACTGAAGAATGTTGCCGAACATCACAAGATAGGCCACCTGTGTCCTCGCCTTGCACTAGATTTCGATGACCAAGTTTCGATTTGGTTTAGTAATTATGGTACAGAAGAGGAACGCCTCAACCACCGTGAGAGGGCCGAGAAGGCAAACAAAATCGGTGTCTCCGTTGTCGATCCGGAGCAAGTTATGGACTACCTTGCTGATTGCGACACGGAGGAGGACAGCTCTTAGGAGCATGCGTTATTTAGCGCTTAGTCCGAACCTAGTCCACACAAGCGCTCTCCTGAATAGTTCTTACGGAGAAGCTAATAAATGAACTGGTTCCCCAAGTAACAAAACAAACACTTGCACTTGCATGACATTAGGATGGATTTCCTGTTGTGCATTTCAACCACAATCTGGTACAGCCGAAGGGCATGTCAATTTGCTTAACAGCGAATATAGATCTCAGAATGTGCGATTCAAAGACAGAGTCAAACCGTACGAATATGCGGTAGAAACACATGTCGATGAAACACGCACGTCACAAGATTCTGACATGGCACCCCTTGGCGACTTTCTCATGCGACCTATTAAGATCGCTGAATATGAATGGTCAAACAGTACCACCCTGTCCGAGGGTTTTAATCCTTGGTCACTCTTTTTCACCAATGACCGAATCATCAATCGCATTGCCAATTTTCACTTACTCCGTTGCAAACTAAAGCTTCGGGTTTTGATCAACGGCAACGCTTTTCAGTATGGTCGTGCATTGATGTATTACAGACCACTAGCCAATTTTGATGAATTATCTACGGACTCTGCTCTCATCCGCCAGGATTTGATACAGGGTTCGCAGTGCCCCCACATCTACCTTGATCCCAACACATCACAGGGTGGCTCGATGGAACTGCCTTTCTTTTGGCATGAAAACTATCTGAGCATCCCCGACGGTGATTATGTGGACATGGGTGTCATATATTTGCGCAGCTTAAACGCCTTAAAGCACGCAAATGACGCCTCTGACCGCGTCACCATCACTGTGATGGCGTGGGCAGAAGACGTTCAATTGAGCGTACTAACCTCCGTGAATCCTGTTGACATTACGCCTCAGTCCGGAGAAGTTGTTCAAGCGAACACCAAGGGTTGGATTTCTGGTCCAGCAACTATGGTTGCACAAATCGCAGGCGCTCTTAGGAGTATCCCTGCGATAGCACCATACGCTACCGCAACACAAATGGGTGCGAAAGCACTTGCCAAAATGGCCACGATCTTTGGGTATTGTAAACCAACCATAACCAAGGCCCCTGAACCATATAGGCCGACAACTACTTCTACGTTATCCGTGACTAATGTACCGGACAATTCGCAGAAGCTCACTGTCGATCATCAGCAAGAATTGACTATCGACCCCTCAATTTCAGGCATACATTCTTTAGACCCATTGAATGTTCTAGCCATCGCTCAGCGCGAGTCGTATCTCACGACTTTCGTGTGGGCTGTTGGCACATCTCCCGACTCAATGTTGTGGAACGCCAGACCGACTCCGACCTTTTGGGACGAGTCAGGTTCTGGTGCCGCCACACACTTAACGTCGGTGGCAGCTGTGTCACTACCATTTGAAAGATGGACAGGGTCATTACGATTTCGATTTCAAATCGTTTGTTCCAGCTTTCACCGTGGCAGACTTCGTATAGTCTGGGATCCGAATTACATCGTTGATCCCAGCTCGAATTTTAACGTCACAAACTCTACTATCGTTGATATTGCTGAAGAAAGAGATTTCACCATGGAAGTGTCCAATGGTCAAAAGCTCTCCCTCTTGGGAATGTTGAGACCAGGATCAAATCCTCGTTCTTCTCTATTCAGCACGGTTCCATATACTACCAAGATTTCAAGTAATGGAATTCCTAGCCACAATGGCGTGATAGGAGTATACGTTTTGAACGAACTCACAGTGCCTAACAGCATTGCAAACAACGACATCTCTATAAATGTTTTTGTTTCCGCAGGCGACGACTTTCAGTTGTTCGCCCCGGGAGATTATTTCCAACGTTTCACCTTCAAACCGCAATCTGGTGAGGTTGACCCGATAGAAGAAAATACCGAAGAACCATCGGCACCGATCCAAAATAATGTTGATCAAGTGCACATGGCTTCTTCCGAATCCGACAAGCTCACCCACGTGTTCATGGGAGAAGCAATTGCTTCCATGAGACCGTTGCTTAAACGATTCACCCTCCACAACTCCAAAGGCTTACTATCCGCCGGTGACACTGTCATCGGAGGATCAATGCCAGCTTTTCCGTATTTACGCGGAAACGTAGCTGGCGCTATAAACTTTAGCGCGACAGGTCCGTACAATTATTGTAACACGACCTTGCTGCAATGGGTTACTAGCGGTTTCGCCGGTTGGAGGGGTTCCATGAGATGGAAAATCTTACCACGCGGTCAGATCGATACCAGCCACCCACTTACTATGTATGTTGGTAGAGGCTTAACCGATTCTGATGCTCCAGAGTACACGTTTTTCTCTGAGACGCAAGACTCCTATCCAGGTCCGAACAGTGCAGCCAGTGCTTCCACTGTTTCGTGGCCTTATGGAGTGTTCTCCGCGCAGATCCCACCTCCGGGAGCGACAGGAACTGCTTTTACGCATTCTCTTGTCAATCCCACCTTGGAATTTGAGTCCCCGTTCTACTCATCTTATCGTTTCGTACCCGGAAAGATCCAAAATTACACCAACTCAACAGAGTTGATTGGCCCCTATTTCGACTATCGCATTTATGCGAATGGGTCGACGGCCTCGATAATGGACTTCTGGAGTGCGGCTGGAGACGATTTCCAAGTTTACTTTTGGACAGGTATGCCTCGCATGTATTACGAGCCACTTGTTCCCGCCCCCTAGTGGGCATCCAGCCGTCAGGTTAAAGACGCAAAAACAATTTCAGCAGGAAAGTCAAAACTGTTACCAGCCCGCAGCCGGCTGGGGAGATTAGCAATCTTCACGAATCAGCGCTTTTCCCAAGCAGTTGAATGTGTACCCAAGTGGTTTAAGCACCGAATCCATCGGTGTGAAGTTTTGCTCGTCTCAGACGGGCTGCACATTTAACTTGCTAGCGCTTTTTCTTGCATCTGAAGC